GTTTGGTAACATAAGTCTCATGGGGTTCAACAATGAAACCCAACTTAGTTTTTGACTCAATCACAGCCTTGATGTAGGCTCTAGTGACAGGGGCAAATTCTTCTTTAGTGACAAGACGCTTACCGCCTTTAACACGTTTGTCAGATTTGTACAGTTCCAATGTGTATTCAACTAGTGCAGACATTTCAGCTCCTTTAATCAATCAATACAAGTATTATATACCCAAATCTATTTATTGTCAACCTCAGGCCACTTGCTTGAAGTAGCTATAGGGCAAGCCTAGTTCATGGGAAAGATATTCCCAGTCGCCATTAGCATTGCTAGCATCCATAATCCACTTAAGCGCGGTCTCACGATTGCGAGCACCCATGCAAATGGTGTTCATAACATGCTGTTCAAACTTAGCAATAGCCTCTGCTTCGGAGGCTTTGCGATGGGCTTCCTCTTGTTCAATAATTCCACCCAGGTAATCAAACTCCGCTTGGAACTCAGCAAGAGTCCAGCCCGAGGTATCTACATGTCGGGGACGAAACCCATGAGCATCCTTGTACATATCCCAGAAGGTCTCACGGGCTTGTTCCAGCTCAGACATTTCTTCCCAAGATTTAAATTCGTTTGACATTTCGTTTCCTTTTCTTTACTGTCTAAGAGTCTATTATATACCCTAATCCATTTATTGTCAAGTTTTGGGCTTCTCAGCACCAACGATTTCCCAATGACTTCCGTCACATTTGACAAAAATCTTACGACCAAAAACTGTCACAAAACCATACTCACCGTCTTGATAGACGTTGACCGGATCAGGGATAATAGTCACATTGCGGGGTGTTTCACAGTAATCCCAACGCCTAGTAGGAAGTTTGTTTTTGAAATACATGTAATTCTGACTACCTGTAACAAAAAGTTTTACCTTCATAACTAGCTCCTTTAATCAATCAATACAAGTATTATATACCCAAACCGATTTATTGTCAAGTTTTGGGTATGTAACATTAAGTATTACCTTTTGTCACAGTATTCAAAGAGGATCCACTTAGCACGATTCAGTGCTTGGCGAACATCTTCGATAACCATGAAATCATACGATCCGCCGTTGTCATGTGCAATCATTTCCTGACAATCACTCATCAGGCTAGCTGCCATCATAGCAGGACCACTATGACGAAAAGTAATACTTTGTTCTACAGCCTCTTTCATCTCGGCTTCGGTCACGCCATACATGCGAATGTCACGTTTTTGGCTTTCGCTCAGTGCATCATAAACTTGAGTCATTGATAGCTCCTTTAATTAATCAATACACGTAGTATAGCAGAGTATCCATTTATTGTCAAATTTTGGGCAAAAAAAAAGCCCCGACTAGCGGAGCTTTTTATGTAACTAAAAGTATTACTTTTTAGTTGATGTGCCTTGATTTACAAAACTGTACATCTTTTCTGCTGTTTCAAGAACCTTTTCAAGTCCTGGAAATTCTGGCATTTTAATTGTGCTAACAATTTGATTGGTCTTTTGGTCACGTTCAGCAGTCATTTCCCAACCTTGGAATTTAGCGTGAAATTCCTCACTAACTAAACCTTTAGCCATGTCTAAGATATCTGTACGAATCTCGTAGCCGTTTTTGTTGAATTTTACTTCTGGTAAATTTGACATAATCTTCTCCTTTAATGTGTGTATGTCTGTTTGTGTTCCTTGTGAACACGATTGAAGTATAACATTGTTATGCTATACAATCAATTCTTTTGGGTATTAATAATATTTTGACTTATTTAATTTACGGTATTCGTGAATTATTTCTACCCATATAATTAAAAACTCATAGAATTTGCATAAGGATTTCATAGGATAGAACCCTTTCTATTGTGATATTCTATTGTGTAACGTTCTACATCCCCGCAATTTTGTGGACAACGGTTAGTAATATATTTTTCTAGGTCAGACCCATAGGTTGATTTTTTAAAGAGGTTTCTGATAACCTCTATTAGGGAGGGCATCATAGTTACTTAGCCTTTTTACTTGCAGATTTAGCAGGTGCAGTCGGCATAGCGGGTACAAATTTATCAAAGCCATATGATGAGATAAGGTCCTTAACAAAGTCTTTCTTTGTAATAAGTGTACCGAAATTCAACATTGTATCAATGTTTGTATCTAATACTGATTTGGTGTATTCTGTTTGGGCTTCAACAAATTTAGTCATTGTTTCTGCTAGACCTTCGTGTTTAACGAAAGCTGAAACAAATTGTAGTTTACCCGTTTGTACCGCGTCAACGGCATCATGTGTGAAAGATTGAATCATAATTTTCTCCTGTGTTAGTGTGTTTAAAAAGGGTTTTTATGCAGAACCCATAACTGCATTAATATTTATGCCTGACTACGTTTTTCTCTAAACTTTTTCATTGCTAAATTCCTAGCAAGAAACAACCTAAATTTTACATGATCCGATAAGTTATCAGTATCAGACTCATGGTTAATAATCTTTGGACGACTATAACCACGATGCGCTACTATGTCTGGACTAGATGATTCGTCATCATCCTCGTCCTCAGCATCACTTAGCTGGTTTACTGGGACTTTTGGTGGCGTCCTTTTTAACCTTTTTATCTTTGCTATGGTCTTTCTTTTTAGCTAATTTCATTTTACTGTTTTTAGCAGGTGCTTGTGTGGTAGTACCTGAAGGTGCAGTTGATGGTTCTGCGGCAAATGCTGTTAATGCAAATGTGGTCATGATAATTACGATGAGTTGTTTCATTTTAGTTTCCTTTGTTAAATTATTTATATATAACGCCTTAGGCATTGATTCCGTTGACACTATCCACCACGACCTGTCCGTCTTATTACACTTGCACCACCAAAACCTTTTGTATTAAATTTTGGTCCTTGTTTCTTTGGTGCTTTGCCCAATCCAGGGTGAAGTTCATTATTGTTCTTTTTGGCTTCATTAGCCAAATTCACAAATGGGTTCTTACTTTTCTTTTCTTCTGTCATTTTCGTATCCTCACTGATTTTAAATAACTGTCCAAGTTCCCATATAAGCTAATCATCATAGCAATCTTGCTATCATATAATCTTATGTATGGTTTACTTTTCTTTCCTTCAACTTTATTTACACCTAAAAAATAGGGGCATCGTATTTTCTTCCCCAAGTCACTCATGTACCGATAATAACTATCTTCAGTTTTGGGTGTAAAATCATATTGATAAAATTCAATTTGTGCTATGCGAAAATTCACATCACCGGTTTCGCTTAATCTTAATACGTCACTACTCTGACCAGTAAACCACCATGTCTTTAATGCATCTTCTTTCAAGACCTCAAATCCTGTTGGCAATTGATTTACAACTGCCTCGGTAATAATTTCTTTATATGAGGGTTTAGTCATCAGGATAAACTTTAGTACCGTTGTTCATAAACACGACACTGAATTTATCTGATTTAAATTGTGCGTTTAATTTACGACACAGGTTTCTTGCATGACCGGGATTACTGAAACTGGTCTTTTTATACTTTGGGACACTCTCACTATCGTAGGCATGTTGTGCTTTTAAGTTAATTGGTTGCCCGTCATAAAACACAGCCCATATACCTGCAGCTTCTACAATTTGGTCACATTTGTATGTTACTTTATCTGTTATTTCTAATATAACTTTGGGTTGTGTTCTGCTCATTAATTTACCATTTACCGCCCTGCATCACTACTTTAATAGTTTCGGGTTCTTTATTGTACTCACGATTATCCAATAGAATTTTCATAATTTCATCACGTAATTCTTTGGCATCATTGAGTGTAAGTACAACTTCCCGTGCTTGACGTCCTTCTATGACCGTTATTTTATCAATAAATTTTTTTATTTGATTCATAGAGTATTTATGCTACTATTTGCTTCGACCTCAGAGTTAAACGGTCCTTTGTAATTATACCGTTGAACAAATATGTATTTAGGACAAAAAGTAGCAACATACTCAGCACCGGTCTTGATAGCAAACCAACCAGCAACATAGTAACACTTGCTTTTTGGGGTAGTAGTGTACAAATGTAACTTACGCTTGACATCTAATATGCTGTTATAGATTTTATTCCTACTTGTTGGGAAGACTGCAAAGGGCGGGCTAGTGTCCTTGGGTTTGACCTTTGCAAGTTTCTCAAATTCTATATGCTTAAGTTTTTCAATAGCCTTGGTGCTATCATAGAGTTCAGTTTTGTTGTTGAGTTTAACTTTGTATTCACTACCCTCTTGAATAACATTACCGACTTTTTTGTCACCATCAGTGACTACCCAATATTGATTTTTAATAATTGGTTTAGCTATTAGATTCATTTTTAGTATCCTTGGTTAATTCTGCTACAAACAAGAAATGTTCATAGGCTTTTCTAACTGCTGGCACAGCTAGTAGTTTTTCTGCTTCCTCTTGCATTGCCTTGACTGCTTCCTCACAGGCTTCCCTAGCACTGGGCCATTGTAATGCGTGGTTATCTTCACCAAACGCTTTGCTTAGTTCATTCCAGCAACGTATTTGTTCTTCTGTTAATTTTGTTTCTTTACTAGCAGGACGCATGTCAGTGGCTTTTCTAATTACCTCACTAATCTTATCCTCTGCTACACGACCAGCCGCAATCATTGGTGCATGTGCAGGGTTTATATTGTAACGTGTTAATTTTCCACCTGGATAAACCTGTATTAGATGAGTACCTTTTGGTAATGCATCACTAAGTTTTTGGTCGTACTCATACACGGCCCTGTATCTACGACCCACTTTTTTATAATAAGTTATTTTCTCATTCATTGTAATCTAAATTTTTTCAAGTAATCTTTTACAACATCCAAGTTCTCTGCATCATACTCGGGTTTGTCTGGTTCGTCAAGTAAAATATCTAATCCATATTTTTCTTGATATAGTTCAACAAGCCCGTCAATCAACATACCCAATGTTTGTTCGTCAAGTTCATCAATGCCGGCTAAATTAATTCTAATTTTCTTATCCATTGAGTACACCTGTATAGGGATTGTTAAGCCACCGTGAATATGTTTCTGATTGTTCACTGAGCTTAGTCAATTCGTATTTGTTACAAAATTTCATAAAGTGTATACCAACTTGAGATGTTGTAGTTGTACGAACACCATTGCGAATTGATTCATCAACCAATTGTTTAATCTCGTCAGGTTGTGCAGTTAAGTCAATCAGCATACGATTACGTTCATAGTCATCTTTAACCCGATGCTCGACATTTTCGTGGTCCAGCCAGCGTTGCAACATTAGATTGTTCCACGAAAAACCTTGCTTCATTCTATCTTCGTATGCTTCAATCAAACCAACCTTATTCTTAGAACCTTTTTCACGCACACCCGGATACGCACTGAATACGTTGTCGGAACTGTCTCCCCTCATACATTTTTTAAAAAGTAAGTACTGTGGATCCTCTAACAATTTAGGCTGTTTAGTTTTCTTATCTAGTATCGGCTTACCCGTATCTTTAAGATATCCGGAGAGTGTGATGAGTTCATTTGCGACTCCATTGTACTGGAACACTTTATCAGTAATAAGCTGAACATAATCGGAATCAGTGCTAATAATATAATGCGTGTCATTTGGATGTAGATGGATAAAACGGGCAATCAAATCATCAGCCTCAGCCCGTTCGTGCCTGAGTACACTGACGTTAGTTTTCTCTCGTATGTATGTGGTAAACTTTTCGTAAGTATCCCAAAACATAGCCGATTCTTCTTTTTCTTCCTCAGTGACTGACATTGCATCAACCACACGATTTTTTTTGTAAGGACCGTATACTGCCTTCCTCCACGATTTCCCCTCCAAGCAAAATACAACATGGTCAATTCCATAGCGTCTTACTGCTTGATTAACACTAGCAAGTGTCAAGTGTAGGGCCATGCCGATTTTTTCTTCTAATGTAGAGTTGCGACTAGCAACGTGTCTAGCACGGAAGAAGGTATTTGCCGTATCGATGAGTGCGTAACGTTTTGTCATGTGTGTATTATATACGTATATTTAAATATTGTCAAGTCACAAGGAGTTAATTTTTACAGCATGTATTGTATTTGGTAATTGCATAAGTGCATCAACAACATTAATTGTAATATTTTTAGAATTTACGTATGCATAACCACCTCTAGCACCGGTGATTTTACACGAACCCAATAGATAGTCTTTGTAAATTATTTCTACCATTGCTAACAATGCATTATCTTTCCCTGAAGGTTGCCAATTATCATTTGATAAGGCTGACAATTTGGTCATTGCTTTTGTAACAGCAGATTTAGCTTTGTCTAGTGAACCAAATACATTTTCAATAATGTAATGGTAATCATTCATCTGACTTTTTGAAATTCCGGGTAAGTGGTCAAAGATATTACCGTAAAAACCAAACATACCTGATTTTCGTGAATCTTGAGGCCAGTGATTATAATTTTCTTGTAAAATATATTTCAGTCTAGTAATATTTTTGTTGCTGACGATTGCACCAATATGAGTAATTGCTTCTTTAATCTGAGCATTTTTATGCTTATAGTGAAGTGGAACGCTATGCCCTTCGTTTAAGCATGCCGAAACCTGCTCAAGTGCTAGTATATCTTCTGGTTTAGCATATTTAGGGAAAAGTCGTGCAATAGCACTATTGCATCGCAAATGTTCAATCTCACCCCATATCAATTGGGTTCCGCCATTAATTTCACATGCAATACGCAGAGGGAAACTTGCATCATCATTTTCCCATAGCATAGTAGGTATAGGGAAATCTCTCCAATCTTCTGGATCCCAACCCTTAATATTACCTGCTCGGATATTAACATAAAGAGCTAACAAATGATGAAAGCCATCTACTGTAATTAAATAGTTAAGCCAAGGATGTTTAACAGCATAAACAGTAGTGAAGGAACTAAATCTGAAATTTTGTACAATTTTTAACAAATTTCGAAAATCAACAAGCCTCTGAATCATCTCAAGCCAATGATGGTCACCCAATTTAGTCTCACAGGCTTTACCCATATTTTTTGGATCATAGTTGGGATCAGTACCAGCAACATCATTTGCTTTATTAGTTGTTAAAGCATTTTTTAACTTTTGAATTTTCAATAAATCATCGCCCACATCAGATATACTATATTTGACAAATTCGTGAATTTCTTTAATAAAAACATTATCAATTTTACTAAATGTAGATTTACCCTTACGTGGAGTAAATGTGCGTTTTTTCTGTGTCATTGGAGTTCCTGTTTGATTAGTCATAAATTATACCTCAAGTTTAGTTCTACGATTGAAATTTTGTCTTGCTTTGTCAATTAGTGTTTTTTGAAAATTCTTTACCATTTCATTAATATCAATTTTTTGAGTTACCGTTGATAAGTTTTTCGGTCCTGAAATTTCAATGATATGTTTTGATCCAATGACGATATCAATTTGATTGCCTTTTTGTATAGTATTATGAATAGCAACGTGTTTGGGAATTATGAATGAACCGTCTTTCATAATAACTAAAATTATATCACAAATTTCATTTGGTTTTATTTTACGTTTAGAACGCAGGCTACATAATTTAATTGCAAAATTATCCTTTAATTTTCCTCGTCTGTCGTACATTGTATTGTTTAACAATGACTTACATTCAAGTGATATACCAAAACGATGCCATTCAAAATCTTTGTGATTTTCACCCACAAATTCAAGTTCATCATCTTGTTCAGCAATAACATCTTCAATCAATCCACCTCGTAAAAAGTTGTATTGATTGCCTCTAATGTTATTAACGTGGTTCAAGGCAAAATCAATGATAAAATCCCATTCAAAAGACTTTAACTTTGAAAGCACCTCAACATCAGTTTGTTGATTTACAGACATTCTACCCCGCATGAATTAATACAATCATTAATGTAACACAGTATGGATATGTAGTCAACCGAAAAATGTAATACTGTTGTTTTATTTCAACATTAACAAGTTGATTAACTTACTTCTGTTCGCCCATTTCCAATATCTTTTGAGTTCATCTTACGCAAATCTCTATGCTCAGGTTCGCCCGCAATTGATTGTTCATATACAGCTAAAACTGTATTCCTACAAATTTCGACCCACCAACGATCTAGTATATCATAATCAGTATCGTCATCACGCATCTTGTATCCTGCACGAATCAGATTCAAAATGAATTTGTCATTATAGTCAAGGTCAAAAGAACCTGCATTGATGTTCTCAGGATCAACATCCATACTTAAAATCTGAACGTAAGGTTCACCTGCCGCGGTTGCTTTTTCCTTCTCGGTTAATTCCTTGATGGGTTCTTTTACTTTGGGAGTGCGAGGTTTCTTTTCCTTAACAGGTGCTACGACCTGTTCTACTGGCTTCTTTTTAAATATATCAAATAGTCCCATTTTGTTTTGCTCTTTCGTATAATTTAAAGCTGGCTAAATTCTTTGCCTTTGACTCGCACATGATATCAAAGTTGTCATTGAATGTCAATGCCCAGTCGTTAACAGCCTCGTTCCAATAGTAGATACTATGGGCACGTAGTTTTTGTTTGTTATGTCCGGCAGCGATTAGCGTACCATGATCGGGTGCGATATGTCTGTCATGGTCAACAAGTACATCTTCCCGAGATACGGAATAGTGCATAGTAGGCCTACGGTCACGCCAACTATCAATAACCTTTTTAACCAAGTCGCTATCGTGTTCAATATATTCTCCAGTTTTAATCCAATGATGATGAATGTCTAATACAATGGGTAGTAAGTCTGCCAACTCTAAGCAGTCATCTAGCCCCCAGCTAATTTCTTCGTTTTCGATAGTAATACAATTACGTGCTTCCGGTGAGAGTTTGGTATAGGTTTTACGTATACCTTCAGGACCTTGTCGTCCACTGATATGCACATTGATTTTGAAATCTTGAAATGTTTTGCCATAGCCCATAAATCTAACCATGTCTGCATGATACTCAAACTCCCGAATACTGTTAGTTACAACTTCTTCCCTGTCACTTGCTAGAACAACAAACTGATCGGGGTGCATACTAAGACGAACATTGTTAGCACGTGCAGTCTCACCTAAGGGTGCAAACATGTCACTGAGAAATTTCTGATTGTCACTTGATTTCCAAAAGTCAAGAAATTCAGGATGAGTATAGAAACTAAGCATGTCGCTAGTTATACGTAGCATACGCAAACTTGGATCAAGAGTACTAACCTTTTTAATTAGATTATGGGTATTAGTGATATTGCGGTGTGCAACTTCTAGTATCTTATCTTCTGCTACAGGCCGAGTTTGGCGACGTGCCCATGCAAGTGTAGTACCACCAGTGTTTAGTCCCTCAACACTTACGATTTCACCCTTGTGGTTAATCTCGGCAAATTTGCAAGCAAAACCAATGCGTTTAATAGTCATATATATTATGTAAAGTATGTGAAGTCTTGAGTATATCACTATGCATATTTAGTGTCAACCGTCAATAATTCCGCTATTGTATAGAGTTTTTTCATATATTTTGAAGGATTTGCTAAAACAGATACTTCTATGTCACCTTTACGCCTAGGACCGTATAAAGTGAAGAATTTCACGTTATTTATGATTTCAAAGATTTGAACCATTTCCCCAACACTATGTCCGACACCATGACCCAAATTCTCTAAACTGTTGCTAGGTTCTTCTATTGCCAACTTAAGGGCATGACAAATCTCATTCACATGAACATAGTCTCGTATGCAAGTTCCATCTAATGTGTTATAGTCTTTACCGAATATAGTGAAGTCTCCCTTTATCGGGGCTTGCATTAGATTATACATCAGACCATCAGGGTTAGTGGGTTTGAATCCATCACTACCTATAACGTTGTAGAATCTAAAAGTTGTGTGTGGAACTTTGTTTACTTGACAAAATTCTCGTATACAATCTTCTGTTGCCCGTTTACTTACACCATAAGCACTTTCACACTTTTCGGCTGCACCTGTACTCGCAAAGATAAAGTTCTTTGTCTTAATATTTTGTAATATGTTTAGTGTACCAAACAGATTAGTCATGTAATAATCTGTGGGTTCTAGTTCACTCTCACCTACATTAACTAATGCGGCCAAATGAATGATAGCATCAAACTCTTCCTTGACCTTTAGTTGACTTTTGATATCAAGATTATAATGTTTCTTAATTTTGAATTGAGGACCTACTATATCTAATCCATAGACTTCATATTCGTCATTTAACATCTTACTTAGATGACTACCAATGTAGCCTGAATTACCCGTGATTAAAACTTTTTTCATGTAAAACTAAATAGGTCAAAACCTATTTCCTCCTCTGTTGGTTTGAATGTTGGAACTTTTGAAAGATATGTGTTCTTGTCTGTATAAACTACATGTAAAAATTTATGTCTATTACCCAACACACTTTCAAAATCTTCCCTTGCTAAATGACTACGATCCAATTCTTTGATGTAGTCACTGTACTTAATTGTTTCGTATGAGTTAATCTTTGCGGCATTTGTATTGCTCTTTTTGGTTACAAAGTTATCTAAGAACTTAATCCAACTCTCCGCTACTAATTCATCAAGTTGATTTACATATTTTAACCCAACTACAGATTCTGGTTCATTGTATAGTCTATTCAGTACTTCGGGTACTTCATCTTGCTTACACTTATAAAAAAGATTTTCGTTGAAGTTATCAGACCAATCTTGTTTGTCTAGTACTACACATGGCATATGACCTAGACATTCTAAAAATGCAAATGGATAATTTTCACGCAAGCTAGGCATGAAAAATACTTTACAACCTTTAATGAAGTCTACTTTTTCTTGACCAGTAATTCCAGCTTTGATTTCGTAGTCAGTTATACCGGCTTCTTCAAATGCTTTGATAAATTTCTTTTCGCCATTTGAGTTAGTCATAACTTTACATGGAAGTTTGGCTTCCTTCATTGCTTTGATATATGATTCAGGGTTTTTACCTTCTTCCCATCGTCCAATGAATAGTACACCTTTACGATTAGTATTTGTATTAGGTTCTAACAACCCACGCTCACTCATTGGCATAGGTAATTTAACACAGTTAGTTGCACCATACTTATTTAATTCATCAATATTCTTTTGACTTTGCGTACCGATAACAATATCAGTGAACTCCATATGCTTGTTAAAAAAATTGTGATAGCTACTTAGAAATACATCACTACCCTGACTCTCGCGGAAAATCATACTATGTAAATGTGTATAAAATACAACCGGAATATATGCATTGATTGTCATTGCATATGCCGCAGTCATTGCTTCTTGTGTGTTGCACACAACCATGTCATAGATATTTGTTTCGAATGCTTTCAATAATGCTTTACGGAAATTTATAATCTTTTCAAAATTTATTGTGTCACTAAATGCAAAGGTAGCAGTATGGTCGCTATATCGTAATGCTTCTTCTGGGTATACAATATTTGCATTGTCAATCACTTTATCAAATGTACCAGTAGGTGCTTTATCTAATATAATATCAACCTTCCAGTTGATACGGTCGCACATCTCAGTAAAACTTTTACAAAAAGAACCAATACCCCCATGGGGTATAAAGTGCTGGTCACTAATCATAAAAGCAATTCGTTTATTATATGTCCGCATTCCATACCTCATCTACTGTGGGTACTGTAACCCAATCTGTCATTTCTGTGGTCTTAACAAAATGACCATTACTATCTTTTCTGCTATAATCAATTATATCAGCTTTTTGTCTATATTGCAATACTTGTTCGGGACCGTCCCACGTAGCTTGTATTAACCAGCGCATTTCAATCATTTTTGTAGTTCCCAAATAATGTGTTCGTCATAACGATGCCAGTGATATTCATATACCACATGAACACTCTGCCCATAATACCTAGCAATGCCTTGATAGGCAAATTGCAACCAAATAATTTTTTTAGTAAGCATACAACGATGTGGCAACCATGCAAACTCTTTTGTCCATATTGCTGTTTTGTGAAATACCCAATCAGCTTCAGTTGATGATTTAGGATTATATCCTAACTTCATTCTATAGTCATTGTAATTACTACCGAACATTACTCTGTTCTACCCCATTTAATTTTAAGCCAAATACGTTCGTGAATATAATAGTCTATACTGAGAAGAATATGTAATGCGGTGGCAAATCCGGTAGCACTGGCAATGTCGCCGGTGAATAACCATGTCCAAAAGATCGTAAATAGCCACGCAGTTAAACGATAGGTAAGCATCCTTACTAATGTGCGTTTTTTAGTTTCCATTAAGTTCCCCATTCGTTTTTAAAGAGTGGCACTTGTAGTCTATCACTATAACGCCAGCCTTTTTGTATTGCAAGTTCAGCAACAGTTCTGTTGTTCATGCTATAAACACTTTCAACACCACCACATGGCATAAGATATACAGGACCTTTAAAGCCTCGTTTACGATATTCGTTTACTGCTTGCTCTGCTTCTTCTGCATCTTCTTTAGAAGCCACAACAAACTTTAAATACGTAAAACCAGTATTATAATATTGTTTAACAATATCAGCACAGATTGCATCTTCCCAATTCTCACCACTGATGCTTAGTTTAGGACTAACACTAAATGTTAGACAATGTAAGAAACGATGTTTCTTCCATTCATTTAAGAAAGTAACTAGTTCTGGTTCCAACAATTGTGTACCATTAGTTTCAAATGTTATTTCTTGTAAGCCACGCATATTGTCATGTGACAACAAGTCTATATAAGCACGTTGCCAGCCTAGTAGTGGTTCACCACCCGTGATAACCAAATGCTCATCTTTCCAACGACCATGAGGAAGTAAATTGGTAATAGTATCAACAATAGTATTGGTGTCGAGAACAGGACTGAGATGTTTGAAGCGCGGATCCCAACTCGCATAGCTATCGCATCCAGTAGATACAAGTGGTAGTGATTTATAAGATTTAAACTTTTCTCCGTCCACCTTAAAACGTTCAACACTTTTTTCTCCTTTAGTCATTCCAAAGCCATCACATTTAAAATTACACCCAAACGTGCGTAAGAACACGCTCGGGACACCCATGTAACGACCTTCACCTTGTATACTGTAAAACAGTTCTGATATTTTAAGTTTGCTCATTTTATATTTACCAATGTCTTATTATGCCTGCAATAATAAAAAAATTTGTGATAACATATATTAACACAATGCAGGTACGTATACAAGCAATACGGTTAGCTTCACTATCCGTATTACCTGCTTTCTCTCCTAAACTTTTAGCCCAAAGTCTCCACATTCTTTTCATTTTTTACCTGTGGATAATAATATGTACAATCACTACGGCGTATGTCCCAACTGCTAGCTAGACCGCCTAGATGTTGTAGTGTCCATCTAGCACGGTCATGCGCTTGCGGCACTGCCATAGGCCAGGGAGTATTGTTGCGGCACTGAATGTACTGCTTGAGATAAACATAACTTTGTTCACGTGCCCACATTTTTAACCTTATGCGAATAAATCTTCATTCCATTCACGATGACCTTCACGGAATGCCATGTTAGCTTGTGTCTCACGTACTTCAACCCGATAGCACCATAAACGTTCTGCTTCACCGTTACCCCACATATCTGGAATATACACTCCATTGACATATTTGTAAAGCATATCGGCTAAACTCTCACAACCAATTCTTGGTAGAATGGTTAACTTAGCCAATTTCTTTTCTTGTAGCATTTTGAATGTATCAAGTTCTGGGTCATCTTGTGCTACTAACAATGTGTGGTCAAATTGATCCTCAAGAATCTTTTTCAATTCTTTTAGTCCACCATAGTCAGCCGCCCAGTTACGAACATCTAAACTATCAGTACCGAAATAGAATCGCATACTGAAACTATATCCATGAATCATATTGCAATGACTATCTGCCCGCCATTGACGATATGCACACGGAAATGCATCGTGATATTCTTTAGTACTTGTGAATTTATATTGTCTTGCTGAATTCCAACGATGTGTTTGAGATTCGTTTTCGTTTAAGTTTGCCATGATTTTCTCCTATGTTAATTATAGCATAGGACGCAGAATTTGTATACCGGGATGAGCCCATAAGGCCGGTTATCTTTATTTACTTTTTTTCTGCTCTGCTTCCAAAATTCTTTTTCGCAAACTACTGCTACTAAAACTATGGTCACGCCCGTTATAGATAATCTTAATATTTCTTCTTTCACAGATTTCCTTACCACTGAAATCTTTGTCTGCATATTCAATACCCAGAATACGCACATCAATAGGTAGTGTTAGTAGAATGTCTGCTAAATCCTTCTCTGTATTATAGATAACAATTTCATCTACTGTGCGTACCGCACTTAAACTGATTTGTCGTTCTACAATACTTTGAATTGGTTCATTCTTTTCTGGTCTATCCCACTGTGCATTGTTTTGCAAGCCAGCAATCAAATAATCACAATGATTCTTTGCTTCACTTAGCATTGCAATATGACCGGCGTGTAATAAGTCAAATTGACTAAAGGTAATACCAATAATCAATCCACGTTCTTTTAGTTCTTTAATCTTATTGAATATCATTCTAACTCCGTCAATTCTTCTACTATTGGATCGGGTTCACCCAAATCACTGAATCCATATGTAACTTCATATTCTTTACCAATGTGACGATAGACATTAGTAAATGTTCGTTGATTGTTACTTGATTCAGTTGGACCAATCAATGCAAAAATCAATAACATGTGTTCACGTTCAACACCTTCAATAACCCTGCGTTTTTTAGTGCCTATCTTTTTAAGAAAGGCAAGTGCTTCTTCTTGGTTTCTGAAAGGTGAACGATTCATTTTGTAAATCTTGGCATGCCAGCACCTGAGCCAGCGTAATGAAAACTATCTAGCATAGGTAATAAACCCGCTAAATCATCAGCAGGATGTCGTTGTATTAGGGGATGACGATCCCCGTCAGTCAGCATGAAGTATAGCTTCTCTGTGCCTTCTTCAATTTGATTTTGAAAAATAAATTCTAAATCTTCTATTGTCATCGCTTTAGTGCCTCCCAAGTTTTTAGTTTTTCTCGTTCATAAACTTCGTGCAGGGCCATGAGCCAATGATACACATAGAATATGACAACTGATGCTACAAGACCCCATATGATCGTTACGGCTGTGTCTGTACGGTCAATGTAAGGTATCAACAGAAATCCCACAGGTACAATATACAATAAGATTCCACAAATAAGTGTAAACATTATGCTCAGGAAAGTTTCCTCTAGTATTAAACGGCGATAGCCCCGTACCCAATCTGATTGGCTGTTTTTAACTCGTCTAAAAATCCATGTTATAAAGTTCATTCTTTAACTCCAAAATGTTGTTTAATCAAATCTGAAGAAAGGAATGGTTCCGCAGTGTCAGCAATCTCGGCACACTTAAGCACAATTAACTCAGCAAACTTTGCCGCATCAAAATGTAAATGACCATCTACTAATACTCCGTTAACACGATGGCTCCAGCATCGTTGTTCTAATGCTTTAATCTTTTCATTCATTTCTGTCTCGCAATTTGATAGAACTCTGCACGTGCCGCCGGGTCAGATTTAAACCCACCACCTAAGCGTGTGGTTACTGTACTACTACCAGTATCCTCAACTCCCCTGGCCGCAACACAATAGTGTTTTGCGTCAATCATAACTGCAACATCTTCTGTGTTCAAAATGTATTGTAGTGTGTGAAAGATTTGTTCAGTTAATCGTTCTTGTATTTGTGGTCGCTTAGAAAAATATTCTACAATACGATTGATTTTACTTAAGCCAAGTACTCTGTCTTTGGGAACATATGCAACAGTAGCAAGCCCATCAATAACAACAAAGTGATGTTCACAATTGCTTTGCACGTTAACGTTACGTTCACATACCATTTCATTGTATTTCATTTTATTGTCAACAGTAGTACATTTAGGGAATGCTTCATAATCAAGTCCCCAAAAGATTTCATTGACATACATCTTGGCAACACGCTTGGGTGTGTCCATTAAGCTATCATCACTTAGGTCTAAACCTAATGTTTCCATGATACCTTTGAAATGACTTTCAATCAATTCAATCTTGCCTACACGGGACATATGACCTGTATAAGTGGTTGGCGTTTCAACACCCATTTTAACTAGATGTTCGTGTACTTGTAATCCTAATTCAGGATCAGTTTTTGTCTTATTATAACTCATTTGATAACCCTCCGTTGTGAGTGTTTTGTTTTGACGTTGTGCGACCTTTGTGTCTCACAAGTATTTATCACAGCATTAAGCCTTAGCTTCTTTTCTTGCAGTTTTCTCGGCAGTAATTTCGCTGCGGCGTGCTTTAACTGCTTTAGCCATTTCTGCTAATGCTTTGCGGGCACGTGTGCCTGCTGATGCATTACCTTTGTCAAACTTTTCGTTCTCCATCAAGTAGTCATCAAAGTGTGTTTTAATATCGTTATGTGCATTCATTTTATTTCCTTTATGTTAAATTATTCTGCTACAGTTTCAGTGGCGTTTTCATACCCACGCTCGTAGTCCTCAGCGTCTGCTTCTGCATTTTCTAAATCAGCATATGGATTAAAAAATTCTTCATTTGCCAATCCTGATGCATAGCCCTGCATATATGGTGCTTCTGCGTATAGTTCTATTTTTACTTTTTTCTTAGCCATTATTTTTCCTCTTTAGTTTTTGTTTCGAAGGGCCATTTAGCAGTTTCTACAAAATTACTATTTGGAGAGGGCCATGTTGTTGGGTCAACTTCAACATAATCAATTGGTTCGTCACCAAAAGGCCATGCCGCTGTTGGATTAAGTGTTTTGAGTGTAACTGATTCTGTTACTTCTGGTTTTGTGATTTCATCACCATTGAATTCTTCACCGGTATCTTCATTAGTCAATACTAATGGACCTTGAAATTCAAACTCAGTATCATCATTACTCCAACCCAATTCTTCTACACCCTCATTGTAATTTTCTTCCCAGGCTTCTTCAAATGCTTCTAAATCTTCTTCGGTACAATTTCTACCTGCTGTTGAATCAGCCCAACATCCATCATCTAAACTATCTAGTTCCCAACACTCATCATTGTCAAGACAACCAAGTTCATATCCATGTTCATTAATCAATTCTGCATCAGTAAGAGGACGCTCATCGGATTGAACATAGAATGTTCCCCAACGATAACCTTCTTCACGGATGATTACCTTATCATCCTTAACCCAAATTTGTCGTTCAATTGCACTTTTCTTATAGTATGTTGATAATTTCCAAGTTGCCATGTTTACTCCTTGTGTTGGCTTTTTGATTTTGATAATTTACTGATTGCGGCATATATCAACATAACAATAACAAATGATATTGTTGTATACCCTAATGCAATTAATATTTCAATAATCATCTTAATATTTACTTTCTCTTGTGTGCTTGCGATAGTCAGTACTCATACGCAACCATTGCTCACCATTGCCCTCCATGATATCACAGATACGGTCAATAGTACCATCATTCCAATCACTAATCATACCTTGCTTTTTATGCGGTGTATGTAGCATATTGAATAACTTGATTGCGGCATCTTCTACACTCCATGGAGTATACAGCCTTGTATAATCATTTGCAAAGGTTTCGGGGAAACTGCGATAAGCAGGATAAAGTACATTGCAACCAAGAGTATCTGCTTCACTGACCGTATTGCTGACCCAATCTTGGAGGGCGCAGTTGAACAAAACTCTTGAGTCATTAAGGAGACTATAGTAGTCATTTTTTTCTAAATCTTCATATACTTTGAGTTTACCATCTCTACGCATTTGATGTGTGCGTTCCATGTAACTACTATTGTTACTACGTAGTGGTGCACCACTTAATACCGCAAACTCTGCACTTCTATTACCGTATCTATTATTGAATTCTTCAATAACATCCATGAAGAAATCAGGTTGCTTTTCTTGATCCCAACGTGCGGTAAATACAATACGAGGTGTACGCTCATTAAATGGCTTTAGTTCGCCAACACGCCCGCGTACTTCTTCTTTACCAAATGCAAGACCTGATATATTATAAATTGGGGCTTCCCAGCCTGCAATCTTCATGTTCATTACCATTTCTTCATTCGTTGCAAGCATACCATCTACGAATGAGTCAACCATCTTTTCATAGTGACCCATAAACTTAGCCATACCCCATACATGAACAAAATCATCAGGATCAATGGACTGAGCAAGACAGCGAACATAAATCCGAGGCCTGTTAACTGTGTCGATTTGTTTAAGAATATAGGGTAAAGATTCAATGCCAGGCTGAAACATATCTTCAAAGTAGATAACATCTTCATTGTTTAGTTCACCGGCTTTCATCATACGAATCAAATTCATTAGTTGCGACATACCAAAGTATGTGCGACCATGTGCATCTAATACTTGACCAGTAACAATCGCTTGGTCGTTACTTAGTGTTTCGCCCGGGACAATAACATAATCAATGCCCCGTTTATCAAAGACAGCACGATTCCACTCTTGTAATTGCAGAGTATATCGTGCTTTATAGGGCTCAAGGCCCATATAATATAGTCTACGCATTATGCCTACGGTCTTCTGCCCAACTGTCTTTAGGCCACTTGTTTGTCAGTTGTTTTTGATGTTGACGGTACACATAGCTACGCATATCGTACAAACTTGCCTCATCATACTTATAGCCAAAGTCAACACAGAATTCTAAATACTTTTCCAAGTCTTCAAAGATTTGATGAACTTTAGGATTAGGTTGAAAAGTTGGTTTTGCCATTATATTACCTCTTAAATTACGACTGTCAAATGTGGTCGTTTTGTGTTATAGTTAATTGAACATCCGTTCTCTCCATCTTCTGAGACTTCGATTTGAATGTCACGGTCTGGGTAGCGAGTTGCAATGACTTCATAGAGGTCATCACTAATCATTTCACAGCTTTTGTTATTCAACTCAAGTATGCCTTGAAATAAACTTTCAAGCCAACGTTTGAATTGAATGAACTCTATGTCCCGATCGTTGTGCGTTACTTGAATGCCAACTCGGAAATGAAATATATGACGATGTGGTGTACTTAAAAAGCTAACATCATATTCGTCACCTGTTGCTAATGCAGGATCATGACCTGCTTGTGGATAGCAATGAATACCTTCACGTTGAAAAGTAACCCAGATAAATCTGTTTGCTATTGTACGAATACGTTCACGTTGTTCTATTAATGCTTGTTCTCTTTGTTCCATTTTAAAAATTCCTTGTTAATGTTGCCCATGTAAGCCATTGATGAAATGTTTTGTAAACTGTTTCTGCTTCATGTTCATCTTGATGAACTTTTACACCGCGAACATAAAAGCCATCAGGTGTAATTTTTAACATTTCATCATTCGTAGACCCGTTGAATATAATTGTATCTTTCATAGAAAGATGTGTGCCACCACTCTCATCATTATTTTGTTGAACTAGATAATCATTCATTATACAAACTCAAACAATTCGTTAAATTTAGTTAATGAATTAACAGTTTTCTTACCACTCATACCTTGACTACCACTTTGCATTTGTTTCCATAGATTACTATGTGCATCAATAACATCATGGCTAGCTTGTCTAGTATTTTGTGCAAATACATCATCAATAACTTGTTTGAATGTTAGTCCGGACAAGTTATGCTTAAGCATTGCAGGAATAACACCTGTTTCATATTTGCGATTTGCTTCCTGAACTGCCAACATATGTTGATAGACATTATGACTTTGTAACAACGTATAACTCAAAGTATCCCAACTTGTTTTAGTTTCTTTACCATGTTGACCAATGAAGCCTTGACCTCGATAACACAAGTCCTTCATTAGTAGTTTATCAGTAATTGGACTATCTGTAAAGACTTTATGGATGCCATCAGCCAAAACTCCGTCACTAAACTTACGGGTATCTGTGGCATAGTTTTTGTTCTCAGCAGTTTTCTCCATACTGTATGACCATTTCTTTTCATGTTCAATGTTATTATTGAAATAAGCCAGACCTTTAGCCGCAGAGAAGAATGGGCTTGCACAATCAAATGTGATTTGTAGTTTGGGGTTGTGATTCTTACGAATAGCTTTCTGAATATCAGTAAACAATACAGCGTACTCAAGTATTGATACACCCAAACAGTGAATCAAGTCATGTTTACCTTCTTGTAACAATCCATCATATATGATATCGACCATTCTACGCAACATTAGATGGACATCTATCTTTGTTTGTCCACCAAATGCCCAACCATTGAAATGATTATCTGGGTAGATGTTTGGGTCGCAGTATTTCTTCATCTCATCATACCATGTATCGCTATCAGTATGAGTACGACCTTGCAATACGTTTAGAAACTTACAACTACCATTACGATTCTTAATAAAGTATTCATTGTTGATATGAGTAGCAACAATAGCATCATCAACATTCCTAATGCCATGCAAACTGTTGCCATTCTTATCTTGAAGACCAAATGTAGTTTCAGATTGACTAGGAATATCTAAACACATACCATAGTCCATGTATGTGTCCATCCAATTCAATACTGCTTTGCGCTTAATCATTGCTTTAGGACAATTAGGATCCTTCCAGTCTGCTGGCCATTGACCTTTAAGGATCTGAAAACCACCAGAGTCACCTAATATGAATGTATCTTCTTCACGTTTGCGAATGATGCTTTCATTATGATCAACTTTGTTCGTATCTAAGTTAGCATGACCAGCAGAATACAATCCCCATTTGTAATAATAAAGACCTTCTTTACTGTTTAAGAAGTTGAGTTTCTCTACATCACCATTAAAGGCCGCAGGGATTCGTGCTAAGTCAAAGTAAGGCTCACCCTCACGTTGCTTGCCTAAGCCAGAGATATAAAAGCTACTGACTGCGGGTAAGAACAATGCCCATTCAGGGCTATGACTATCTGATAAATTAACTTGATCCATAAGGTGCTTGCGCCCAATTAATTGATTGTTCTGATTCTTTTTTAGTGAGAATATGAACCATTTTGATTTGATCCTTCTTCTCATTAATTTGATTTACTAAGTCTTGTATAGCAACATTTTCTTTTGCAAGTTGCTCTAGTTTGTATTCTTCACGCATCTTAGTCTTAGCCCAATCAAGTATTTGTTCAGCATCAGGATTTAATCCAACATTGTATTGACCCATGATAAGTGGTTGCCAGTTAGTACCGTTATATAGTTCTAATTGCTGATTGTTAGTATTATATCGTAATTCCCCAACACTCATGTAACCAGAGTTGTTGACATAGTTACTACCAGGGCCGCCGGTAACTGCAATATACTTACCAGTTTGACTGATATTACCTATCATTTTGTTTTCGCTGGCAATAGATATTGATAAACTGCAAGACCACTGTCAACAATGATTTCAGTTGCACCTTTATCACTGATACGATATTTCTTGTCACCAGGCAAACTAAGAATACTGATAACAGCTTGTACAGGCCATAACCATTTGCTAGTCAATGAGCCACCTACGTTGCTTTGAAAAACAAAATTACCGCTGTGTGTGCTAGGGTCACCAAAATAAATCTTCAAGTCAGTGCCATCAACTTTAGTCATAAAGTTTGGTTCTTCACTGTTTGCACTTGCTTGTTTCTTTAAACGTAAAATATTTGCAACTGCTGGTTCAAACTCTACGTTCCAAGTTGTACCTTTAAATGAAACATTTCCAACTTTGTCTTCAGTCACTGTACGTGGCATCAAACGATAATCATTAATGAATGATTTGTCCAATGTCTCAAAGTGAATACTATCCGGAGTATCAACACCGTCACGCATTACACGTGTCATTGAAATTTTTGATGTATCATCATATTCATCAAAACCCAAAATAGTTTTAAGTTTACCTAGATTAGGCATACCAAACACACCGATGAATTCGGGATGGGGTATTTTGAATGTACCAGTAATGATAACTGTCTTATCTTCTGCCACTGCATTGATAACAGTTGATGTATCAGTGCCTGTCACTTTGATTAGGTCAATGTTTCCTAATGCTGAAGTGTGTTGAATAATGTCTAGTAATGTATCTTTCATTTTATGTCCTTTAAGTTATTTAGGAAGATTATCTGTGTATTATAGTGGAATATTTTACGAATGTCAAACATTAGTTTAACCGAAAGTAAATAAATCACTAAATGTTGAATCAGTATCAATGTTGGTTTTGATATCCCAACTTAATACTCCGAGTAAGTTGTCAATCTTTTCATCAACAAGTGTTTGTTCCATTGCCTTATCATCAAATGGCAATTCTGTAAACCATTTAGGTAGTCGCAGTTCGTCTGTTGGGTAAGCAATGCTTGTAAAGTTCAATGGATTAGATTTCATTTTGCAAACTACTACCTTCATACCATCAACAATTTTTTGACTGTATTGGTCACCATTGACTCTACGTAGATAGTTGTAATTCAATGCCGCACGTACATGACCGGGCATGTTCTCACGACCTTTACTACTGTTTGCTTCTTTCTCACCATACATTGTTAACTTGTTCACTGATTTAGGTGAACCTTTTGTCCAACTATCTTGCTCGGATAATGTTCGCTTGAAGTCTTTGATAGTTTCAATGACTTCATCACGACCTTTACCTTGTTGAATGACCATACTGAGAACACTCATTAAGAATTCTTGTACGTATTTAGGAGTATCAGCACGTTTCAAGTCAAGACCCATAGCTTTGATATCACCTAGTTTACCATCTTTATCTTTACGCTTGCCCTCTTTATCAAAGATATTGATAGCATAGCGTTTCTTTGTAATAAAGATAGCACGATCACCAATCAATTCACGACCTGCTTTAATGATTTCCCCATTCTTGCGTGGTGAGTGAAATGCTTTCTCCATAAATGCAGGGAATGATTCGTTTGCTTGGTCAGCAATACTATCATACAATCCAATACAAGTTTCCTTATTCCAAACTAGTTCACCATTTGCTATTTGCGAATTGAGAATAGGATATGCAGTAAAATAACATGAGTCAGTATCACCATATACGATAGCTTCACCGTCGTGTGCATATTCACCTGCGATTGTTTCATTGATAGTACTCATCATGTGTTTAACAATCTGACGACCACACAATGTAACACTTTGCCCAATGCGTTTATCATAGAAACGACAATGCTCATTCAACAATGCGCCATATGCAGAGTTCAATAAAATCTTACGTACTAACTGACGCTTGTCCCAATAATCACGGTCTTCATCAGTAGTTGATTCTTTTAGTTTCTTCTGCATTGCTTTACGATCCGAGTACCAGCGAGACAATAGTCCTGGAACTACGCCCTCTTTCTCGTATGTAAAGATTGTACCATTTGCACTAAGCATCCAAGGCTTGTGACTGTCAAAGACCATCTTCCATATCTCTGCCGCAGACATTTCTTCACAGCGACCATCTTCATAGTCAACAGTAAGCATAGTGCCACGCTCTTGGTTCATAATAGCAGTATACTCTAACGCACCAAACAAACCTTCCCATAGAATAGCACCACCCACATCATCGTCACCTTCTTTATAACGTTTCTTTTCTTGTGCTAATCTAAGACCCTTGTCTTTCATGTACTGATCGGTTAAAGTTTGTCTGACTTGGGCAACAATAGTCTCGCCCGCCATGTTAACTGCTCGGATGACCGAAGGATAGAGTGAGTTAATATCGACTGCCCCGACGTATTCGTGCATACCTCTTTTCGGCGTAGCAACAAAGGCACCTGCGGCTTGCTGTGTTTCATCTGCATTTATATTTCTCCGTTTTTTATCTGGTACAACTAATCCACGCTCATGCGCCTCATTATAGATAGCCATTTCAATCATTGCCACTGAACCCATAACTGTTGGTAACAGTACTGTGTTTTCATGTGCCAATGCATTAGCCAAATCTAAGAATTTAAGTTTGTTGTGAATCTTAACCAACAACATAGTATCTTGTCTGTTATACTCTAAGAACTTTTGCCAGTCCTTGTTATACAATTGGTCAAGAGTACCTTCGTATTGTGTTTTGTTTTCACCAACTTCCATTTCACCAATAGCATCTAGTTTATAGCTATGGCGACTTTCGTAGTTGTATTTCTTGTAGAGTTGCAAATAGTCCATGTGAATACGACCGATTAAATCATAAGTCTGTTCTGACTTACCAAATCGTTCATACTCTCTTGGCTTGGGTAGTTGACCCATTAAACAGAATTTACGTGTATCGTCTTTACTCATTACACGTGTGACACGATTAACCATATATGGTATGTCGTATCCTTCTGAGTTCCAGCCAGTCAACACATCTGCATCTTCAATCAATTGAAAGAATGTCTCAAACATTTCCGTTTCATTTTTGAAAAGCAATGTATTCTCAAACTTACGTGTAATTTCCCATGCTGTTTCATTACTCATGTGCTTTGGTGCAATACACAATGTTATCAATGTGTCTTGCCAATCCAAATACAATGAAATAGCTGTTACGGGATTGAATGGGTCAGTAGTAGGACTGAAACCTTTTTCTGGATCAAAGTCTACTTCAATGTCAAAGAAACAAGTGTGTAGTTTGGGAGGATCTATACCCAAATAGTTTTCACTTAGACAACGAAACACTACGTTAATGTCACTCTCAAAGAGTTCCTTACCACCGTGTATCCTGCGTTCCTTCTCAAACTCTGTACGCTTGCGAGTACTGAATCTACTTACTGGTTTGCCATAAATGCTACGATGCTTACCCTTGTTATCTGGATAGTAGAAAACATAATTGGCAGGGAACTCTTTGTAATGACGCTTACCGTCAGTACCTCGTTCTACTACATAAATTCTATCTTCATCCCGTGAATGGATGGCATCTACATAACTCAAAGTGTTTTGCCCACAGTTTCCAAAATAGTGTTGAGTTGTTCGTGTTCTTGATTTGATTGTGTTAAACTTGCTTTATGGGCAATTCGTATTGCCTTTTTAAGTACACTAGGTTTAACTTCTAGTTCTTCTGCTATTGCTTTTACTGTATCGGTGAGTCCACCGTTTAATGTATCAATTTCATTCATAACTAGCATACCCTCATTAATGAGTTGTGTTAGTTTGATTTTTTGATCGCCGTTGAATGTTTTAACATCGTTCATGTTTACTCCTTAGTGAAGTAGTTATTATACACTAATTCGCTAAGAAGTCAAACAGTTTACGTAATTGCGGTAACCTTATTGAAAGATTTCTGGGTGATCTTTGCCGTAAATCTTAATGTATTTACCCGCAAGCATATCAGCCATTGCTTCAACAGGGCTACCTGGATAGCTATCGTCGGGTCCAATCATATTCAATTGATCCTGTCTGTGATGTACTAATTCATGGAAGATTGTTCTAAAGATATCTACCATATTACGATTCTCAACATATACCCAAATCTTACCATCACTGGTATGACGACCGGTATGATGACCTTCTTGTGCTTCTTCTGAATTCTTACTGTAAGTGATTACTGGGTATGGTTTTTTAATATGTAGGGTTTTAATACACCATTCAACAAAATTATTAACCTGTTGCATATCTTCATTTGATTCAATACCTTCACTTAATCTATTCTTAATTTTCTTTATCCAAGTATCAGGTGTATGACCATACTTACTAACAAACATGTCATGTAATTTATCACCACTAATTTTATAACGAACACTGATACGTTTCATTAGATTATCAATAGTGCTGTAATCATATTTCTTTAATGAAGGTAATTTATCAGCCAAATCACTTACTGCTGATTCAGCCATTGTTTTCTTCTTCAATGCTTTTACTGGTGACTTACGTACTTTAGGTGCATGTGCTACATTCAATCGTTGTTGTGCAGTATTCATCAATGACAATACTTCTTCATCACTTAATGCATCAGGCATATCTCTACGCCATATTGCAAATTTTTGTTCTTCACTTGCTTGAGGATTCAATAGAATCTCACGCATCGGTGTTGCTCTTGGTCCTTCAATCTTTTGTGCTGGATCGTTAACTTGTTGTCTTGCTATGATTTTTAAACTGTTCAATCCATAATTTTTATAAGGGGACACACCTGACTTATCTGGATTCAATAACCATTGAAATGAGGGTACTTCGGTCTCACCTAAAACTAAAACAACGTTTTTATATTGTTTACCTACATCACTCAATACTTGCCCAAGTGTTTGTCCAAAATTAAATATACCTGCTTGTTTAGGAAATACTTTTTTGTATATTGATAATTTTTCTTCTGGTGTTAATGGATCTTCTTTGCCCATTGTCGCTGAGACAAAAAAGAATGGTGTTGCATTCATTTGTTCTGCTTGCATGATAACTGCTCTTGCCAACAACATATGCCCTTTGTGACCCATACCACGACCCCAACCGACTACGGCTGTGTTTTGTGTTGATTCGTAAAATTCTATGTATCTCATATCTTCTTTGGTGCCCAGTTTTGTTGGTCAATTAACTTTAAGAACTGGCCGGGTAATGGATTATCAAAATTAACTTCAGGATGTGCTTGCACATATCCTTCTGGATTAGTTTGCATTATACCACCGTGTAATCCTAAACTCAATGACTTAATTAATTGCATCTTAGCTCTACTTAGTCCTTCAACTGCACCAAGTACAGTCTGATAACCTTTTTTGTCTGCTAACATGCCTTGTGCTTGACCTTCACTTAGATTAGCTTGTGTCCATTGTGGGAAGTCTCTTACTAATCCATCACCTCTTAGATGATTGTTAAGATATGTATAAAGTATGCCGCTTGGTCTAGATAGACCTTTCTTAGGTGATAGATACGTATCAATAATCTGTGCGTTACCACTAATGAACTGAATCATCTTATCAATATAACTTGTATCAACCCCTGGCATTTCTTCTACGTATGTAGTGCCTTGTACAATAACATCTTTTGTAGATAAACTTTCTGCGTTTGGATAACGTTGTTCATCACTGCTACCTAATGTAGCGTACCATCCAGTGGCTGCTACCATTAACTTTGCATTTAATTGTTCTGGTCTACCTATTCTTTTACCTAATTCACTACTTATTGGAATGTGAAATTTAGTTATGTTTGGCTGAAAATCAAATGTTTGTGTTTTCTTATTAAACACTGGCATTGCACTTTGTCCATCAGGTTTAGTGCCTGGATAGAATAATAACCCGCCTTCTAAAAATCCTTTTTGTGGACTAATCTTTTCAAAATAAGGCCACATCTTTGCAAATTGTGTTGCAAACTGAACTCGTTTCTCGTCATTAGGATCAGCATTACCTGTACCCATTACAAAAGCATAAACATCTTTATAGCTATTCATCACCGTCGGTGCACCGCTACTTGTTTGTGTCTTGCCAGATTTTAAATACGCCCATGCATTCTTTGGTATCATTCTAAAGATACCTTTTTCATCACGACCCCAGTATACAACTGGCATGCCGTCCCATTTCAATTCAATAGAATCATAGTTATCAACCATATGCTTCATACGTTCAGCCGCATGTAGTCCACCACCACTTCCGTTAGTGACTACAAGGTCTTCAATATGTTGGTACTTACGACCAACAGCAGGACCTGCGGCTTCAAGTAATAAATCAGATACTCTCATTTTTTTTCTTGTTTACAAATTGTTCAGCAAGCATTACTAATTCTTGTAATTCTTCTATACTCTCGCAATTCCATCTACGTAGTGCCAATGCTTTGGGAGTAGGTTTACCATTAGGTTTTTTCATGGGACCTTTGTTACCGCCCATTCTAGCACAGAAACTTTTACGACGGTTGGCAGCTTTGCTGCCTTTCTTTAATTTACTTGGCTTAGTTGTTACAGCAGTTTTTAACTTACTACCTGGATTTTCTCTACGATAAGCATTCACCGCCTTTTGACTCATTCCAGAAGTCTTGTCTTTCTTGTTGACTTTATTCCAGTCTTCCGCCACACCTTGATTCACTTTGTTCCAGTTGTCATCAAACCCATATGTTTTTTTCTGCCATTCGTTGGGTGGCTGTCTAGGTTCTAGAATTGCCCTTATTTGGTCTGCTCTGTCATTGAGTTGTTTAATTCGTGCTTTAGCCTGCATTTTT